TTTCATCAATATCATCACGATATTCGGACTTCAATACATATTCCTTTGGAATGTCTGCTACCTGTTTCTCTACACTACGTACAGAATCAGCTAGACGACCAAGGAAAAATCCAATCATCCCTACGATAATGGAGACTAAACCTAGAATTGTATCTGATACATCCATTACCATTTCACCTTATCTGCCCAATAAGCTGCGGACATCTTGCCTTTCTTAATGTTAGCTGCATGACGAGCCTTGAAAGCCTTATTACGTGCAGTACCCTTGGGTGAACCCTTGACTCCCTGTTGACCAAACCGAATGGTCTTAGTCTTGTCACCTTCCTTGGCAACTACTACGTGTGACTTGGTAGGATGACTTGGAGTACGTTTAGGTTTGTTGTAACCTGATACTCCGGCACGTTCAAGTTTAGGATCTTTGGCCACATCTTTACTCCGGCAGCAATGCCTTCAATTCTTCAGCCGTAGTTGCTGCATCCATTGCAGTCTGCATTTCTGCATACTTAGCACGAATCGCAGCACGAGCCTCTTCAGCAGCAGTTGCTTCACTAGGAATGGTTGCCTTGATGTCTAACGGTGCAAATTCTTCAGCACGGGCTGCTCTACGCTTCTCATGTGCAATCTCTTTTGCTTTGGTCATGTCTACGGTAATCATGCAAATGTACTCCAATCTGCTCCAACTCCATCAGTCAGTGTTGCTTCGTCAACCGTCCATGCATTGCGGAATGTGCGATCCGATGGGATGTCATCGACTGAGACAATCTTATATGACTTTCCTTCCGGTACATCTTTCTCTGCAATTTCTTGGATGGTGTGTTCAGCCAGTGCTTCATCGCTTGGGATTATTACCGTAACGCCGCCTTCGTCTGTTTTGTATATGATTCGGTTCATGGTTTCTCCTAGCGGAATACGTGTATGTTAACTTCTGGTGAGTCAAGAATAACTGCCGGTGATGATAAGCAGTTTTTTATTCTCATCCCAGATGTTGTTTTTGCATAGGATGAAGACGCACTAATTGTATTGGACTCTTGAGCAACATCGTTTTCTCGTCTGCCGAATCCAACTAATGAATAGTTTGTATCAGGCATTGCAGTCGAAAAATTCACCGTGTAGCTACCAGTGCCATTATCCGAAATACTGCTCACATTATAACTAGCACGAATCGTTACAGTTCCAGTGCCATTAAAGTTCACCCATGCCTTTACTGCTATAGCCGTTCCGCTTGTTACAGCCGTGACATGGCCGTAAGTATCAAATGTCAAATCCTGAATAAATGTATTTCCAGAATTGTTGACATTGGAAACGCTTGATGTATCCAAGTGGCTAAATGTCGTTCCAGCCAGAGATAGCCCAGAACCAGCCGAATAGGTGGTGTTGGTGTCTGTAGGCGTGGCCCAAGTGAAAGTACCGTCACCATCAGAACGCAGGTATTGGCTAGTTGTGCCGTTGCCGGTGACATTCAGTTCAGCAGCCCCTACGGAATTATCCGTAATAGTTGCGGCATCAACTGTCGAGAGAGTTGCTAGAGCACCAAGGCCAAGACTTGTGCGAGCAGTCGCTCCAGATTCAGCCACCCAACCAGTCGCACTACCTACGATGAAATTCCCATCCGCAGCAGACAAACCTGCAATGGCGGTCAAATCAGCATCAAGAGGCTGCTTTCCATCCAGAGCGGACTGTAAACCATCCACATTACTGATAATGTGGTTATGACTGTCGTCAGCTACCGTAACGGTTATTGAAGTGGTACCACTACCAGTAGCGTCACCTGATAGTGTAATGGTTTGATTGCCTGTGATATAACCACTATCGTTTGTAAATGTAGATACATTGGTTGGAGTACCAGAAAGATCGCTATAAGCACCTGAGTTAGCTACAGTTGCGAGAGCATCCCATGAAGCTATAGTACCGTTTGAAGTTAGGTACTTACCAGAATTTCCAGTTTGATCTGGAAGACTTACTGGAGCATCGGCTGCATCCCAACGGCTATTAGCGTTGTCCCAAGTTAGAAGCTGACCATCACTTGGGGTCATAGTATTTACATCATTTAGACTTTCAATGGACTGACCAGTAATACCAGTTAGATAACCTGCACTAGCATGATTACCCCAACCATAGGCAGTGTCTGCATTAGTGCCCTGTGCAGCAGTGGCGTAATCTGTAGAAGCAGTAGTAGCTGCAGTACCTAAACCAAGATTAGTTCTTGCAGTTGGTGCATCATTAAGGTCAGAAAGATTATTAGTTGCAAGTAATGCACCAGACAAAGAAGCGTAAGCGTTAAGCCATGCAGACCCATCGTACACCTTCATTTCATTTGAAGTGGTATTGAAGTAAAGAGAACCCGCAACTAAAGGATCACCATCATTGTCTAACGTAGGTGCTGATGCTTTCTGACCAAGGTAACGGTCATCAAAGCTATCAAATGCAGTTAGTGTTTGATCACGAGCAGTTTCTGCAGCGGACTGTGCATTGGAAGCAGCCGTTGCACTGTTGCTTGCATTAGTAGCTGAAGTAGAAGCGTTAGATGCACTGGTAGAAGCAGCAGAGGCACTTGCAGCAGCATTAGTCTCTGCTGTTTCTGCATTCGTTTCTGCAGTTTCAGCGGCAGTTTGAGCAGCTTCCGCTGCAGTTTGTGCGGCTTCAGCAGCAGCTTGAACATCAAGGAACCTTTGAGTAGCCATCTTTTTAGATGTGCCACTATCATTAATCAGGACTTCTTCAGTACCTGCTAAAGTAACCTTTTCGGTAAGGTCAGAAATCTTAACAAATGACATATTTATTCCTGAATAATAGATACAAATTCATTAGTAGTAGAGCCTTCCGTAAAAATAGGAAAGCCTTCCCCAGTAACTATTTCAATTGCAGGGGTATATGATGGATCATACTCCATGAAGCTTTGACGCTCATTAGCCCAAACAGTGCAAGCTTTCTTTTGCTTCCACGGTTTAGGCTTAGGCTTTCTCCAGACAGGACCGAGACGTTGGAACTTAGCCAAGGCGAAACTCCTTAATTCTCGGGTTCATATTAAAATAACTCCCGAGCAGCTTTGATTCCAATACGTTTCCGTTGCTTGAGTGAAGCCAGTTCTTCTTTTAGTTTCTCCACCAATGGTGCATATTGTACCATAACTTCGTCAATATTTTTACGATTAATTCCACCTGTAGGATCACTTTCTTTGGAGGTACGGACCTTTGTCTGAGAATCTGCTGGAGTAAGCATTCCACCGGTAGGTAGGCCACGATACGTTCCAAGAGGAGTTGTTCCTTTATCGTTGGATTTATTACGCAGTTCTTGTCCTTTGTAATCCGGTGCGTTGCCCGAGGAATCTACTGGTTCCAGTTCTTCACCATCATCCAACATCTCATCCAGCATACCTAGAATTTCATCAACTTCCTCAGATTCCTCAGCCGAACCCTCAAATTCCATAGCATTCTCTTCAATGAAAGCATCAATGTCTTCCTCCGAAGCACCGGGAACTTGCTTCTTAAAGTATTCGGTTAGTAGTTTCTGGTAGACATCACGGATTTTATCCTTGATTACATCAAGTTCCATACTATCAATAGAGTCGGAAAATAAATCCATCACTGCTGTCCTCCAGCCCGCTCATGAGTTCTAGCCCACTTATCATAGGCTCCGGGAAATCCGGGGTCTGTTCCATCCAACATGGCTCTGGGTGCAGAGACCCGATAATGGGTCGTACCACCGCAGGAAGAACACACTCCATCTTCATCTCTAACAAACATGGATCGTAATTCATCGGTTACTTCTCCACAGTCTGTGCATTTATATTCATAAACTGGCATACTTACTCCTGCAAATGGCTATGAGGACAGGCATCAATCCTCATTTCCTGATTCGAGATTTCTATGATCTCTGGCTGATCAGTAAATTTATTTCGGATTTCTTCCTCTGAGAATAATTCCTCAAAATCATTCCACCTGTCATTATAGTCTGCAATTATAGCAGGAATCTCTAAGTTATGCCTACGGGCAATCCATAATCTGGAAGTCCCATAACGACAAAAGGTCCCTTCTTCCAATGAGTTACAGAATATTGGATTCCGGAAACCTTCTCTAAGGATTGACTCTTCCAGCTTTTGGTAGAAGTCCTTGAGTAAATATTGCTTGGTAGGATTGGGGGTAACCTCCCGGCTTCCCCATTGTCCTATTCTAATGCCATAGTTTGGATTCTTTACAATAACCTTATCCGAAACCTCGGTAGGTTTTATAAGTCCAAATCTGATTCTATAAGCCATCTTAATAAAACCCCCGGTTTCCCGGGGGCAGAGTTAAGACAACTCTTAGGTAGACGGTACTACGAAAGCAATACCAGCGTTGTCACGCAACTCAGATACACCGTACAGGGTATCAGCGGTGAACAGATCACCAAGATATTCCTGCTTGTACTGAGTCTGTGAACGAACACCCATCTGCTCAGCAAGTACGAAAGCGTCCTTGTGGAACAGAGCACCGGCACGGTAGTCGGTAGAGGTGTCGGCTGCAGTTACAGTCGGGCAGTTGCTGGATACATACACGTCAACACCGTAGATCATACCGATCTTACCAGTCTTGATTGCATCACCAGAACCGATGTACTGCTGCTCAGTGAAACGGTTGATACCGAGCAGGTCGTTAGCAGCGATCGGCGGGATAACCAGTACACGGTTGTCCATCGGAACGTCTGCATTGTCCAGAGCAAGGATCATCTTACGAATACCTGCATCACCAATGTCAGTACCATTACCGGTGTTGGTGTTTGCAGTACCGCTCCATGCAGTCGTACCGTCACCACCGATGACAGCAGCACTGTATGCAGAACCACCCTGAAGAGCAGCCCACAGGTTTACGAGGTCAGTATCAACCTGCGTAGCCAGTGCATAACCAGCATCATCCGTGTAGAAACGGCGGAGAGACTGCAGTGCCTGTACTTCTACGATGTCTTCAATCAGGACTGAATATTCGTAGTGCTTGTTGATAGATACCTGCTTCTCACCGTGAGTGGCAGTATTCAGGATAACCTGAGTAGATGCCTGCTTAGCATTAGCTGCGCCACGGGTCGGTGCCGGGATGTGGATGGTATCACCCTTCTTGCCCTTGTGGGACATACGGGTAACAACGTTTGCAACTACAAGATTCTTCTTGTAACCTGCAATTACTTCATCACTCCACAGTTCAGGAATAAAATTCGCTGCAGTGGTAGTGGTATTATGGTTTGAACCAAGTGCCATTTTAATACTCCTTAACGAGGCGGAGCCGTAGCCCCACTAAAAGTTTACTTGACCCGGCCTTCTGCATATGCTGCGTAGATTTCATCTGCTAACATGTCATAACGGTTCGGGTCCGTTTGTTTCAATCTAATTAGGTCGGCCCTACGATAAATCTTCTTGCCGGCCTTAGCTTCACCGGAGGAACGGCTTTCAGACTTAGCACCCTTGAGTGCAGCCTTACGGTCGGCTTCCTGTTCAGCCTCAGCTTCCTTTGTCTTGTTGATCATGGAACGTTCTTTCCATGTACCAAGCAATTCATTGGCAGCATCAAAGTCATATTGATCCGCTGCTTGGAATAACTGCATACGAATCTTTGACCCTTTAACCCAATCCTGAAACGCACTGTCCTGTACAACATCCATATAATCTGGGTGAGTACTTTGCAGTTTCTGCATAGCAGCTTGTGCCTTCATAGCGGCTGCCTGTGATTCAACTTCTTTCAGACGAGGATCCTTTTTCAATAACTGTTCAACAGCTTTCTTAGGATCTTCGTAGAAATCAATCTCTTCTTCAGGTTCAGGTTCTGGTTGATTTACCTTTGATTGAAGGAATTGATCTGCTAGTTTACGAAGCTCACCGACTTCTTGGCCTTTACGTCCAAGTTCCTTCTCTAAATTAGAGTAGGCATCAATGATTTCTTTCTGACTTTTGCCCCGAAACTTCTCGGGAAGTTCATACTCTTCTACCTCTGGGGTATCTACTTCAACTTCGTCAAACGCTTCAACACTACCTTCTACTTCAGGATCAACAATATTTACCATAGTATTCTCCGTCCTTTTGGATTGTGGAGTAAAAAATTAATGGACTCCGGTATTAAGAGTTATCCATTACCTCACGAGTAGAATCCTCCAGATTAATAATCATTTGGATCATACTCAACTGGCCCTTCACAAAGTAAAGGTCCTTTTCGTTTTCGATAGACCGAACATCGTTTAGGTTTAAGGACAGAGTTTCTAGTTCACCAACTAGGTCTGCCCAGCCTTCTTGTTCAAATAGTTTTAATCTATCGTTAAAGAAATCATTATCGTTCTTAGCCATGATTATACACTACCTTTACGTGCATTGGCAAGATTGAGTATAGCCTTACTCTGAATCAATTCCATTTCAGGAATATTACGCATAGTTTCACTACGAGTATTTTCAATCTCAACTGCAGACTTCTGTAGATCCAACATCTTCTTCTGCATATCAAGGAGTTTTTCTTGCTGCTTAACATCCGATGGCATCTTTTCTGCAGCTTCAGCCATGTACTTTTGAGCCTTGGCCTGCGTTTCTTGAATATCTGCCTGTGCCTGTTGCATTTGTAACTGCATTGCCATCATTTGCACTTGCTGTGCCTGTGGATCTGCAGGCTGCATCAACATCTGAAGAAGGTCTTCACGATTCTGTACGCTACTGGACTCCAATACACCCATTACCAATGCCTTATGTGCAGGGCTATCCGGTGGGATTACAGATAAAAGCTGGATCATTTGAGTCATTTCCAGTTCCTTGGCCATAATACCCATGGTGCTATACGGAATAAACTTATAATCCATGAGCGGATAACGCTGTGGGTCAAACTGAATCTTCCGATTGATGGTTTTATTCAACATCGGGATCAGGAAGTTATTCTGGAAGTTCATGAGCGTACGTTTTTGACGCTTAATGCTTGCAGCCTGAATCATGGACATGCCACTGGCCGTACCATTACGTGGCTGTGCCGCAGTAGACGTGGCAGTATCAAAGGCACCGGTTGCCATGGACAGCATACGTTCCAATTCTGCTGATTCTTGGAAGGTATGTGCCTGTAACTGACCAAAATTCATTGGACGTAGTACCGTTGCAGGGTCCCCATTGGTTAGAATGGTCTTACCGGGACGTACTTCCAGCTTCGCACCACGTGGAATACGGGTAGCATCAATGCCCATCATTGGGTGAGTGGTCAATGCCAGTGCATCAATACGGCTACGGAGTTCAGCATCCAATGCCTTCTGCATATTGTAGCCTTTTTCAGCCACGCCACGTCCCCAGAACTTACCCGGTACACGGTCATGCTGGTAACTAATGAAGGGACGGTCCTTCATCATGAAAGGATTCTCAACCACACGCAGTAATGTAGAATCATTTGCAATAGTAACTACTGCTTCAACTAATTCGTCTTCATCATAGTCAAATTCATCAAAGGCAGAATTTTTATTAATGTATTTTTTAGGAATTAGGCCCCAATATTCAGTGATTTTAACTTGATCATCCTCTTCTACCGTTCCTGATTCAAAATCATAATCATCGTCAATATCACTGTAGCTACCAATAGCCACATCTTCATAGACTCCATCCTTAACCCCCTTAATAATAGAGTAACGGGGCTTCATCATCTCCGTTGCACACCCCAACGCTTCATTAACATGGGTAGCTACGGGGTCAATTAGGAATTCTTGTGGGGATACTGGTTCAATCTTAACGCAAATGTACGGAACTTCCTGTACAACGGTCTGAGTTGCCATGGTTCCGGGGATTGGTTGCTGCATTGGGTAGAATTCTGTTTTCTCCTCCACCAGAATCTTACCAATACCGGTACCGTAGATGGCACCGTTAAGGAAAATCTCGGATACTGCTTCCTTAATGCCTTCTTTTTCTAAATCTTCCTTTAGAAGTTTCTTCAAATAACCAACATCACCCGGTGACTGGTCCAACATGTCGTCCCGGAGGTCAAACCACTGGTCAGATCCAAAGGTTGCTTCCTCCAATTCTGCTACAGTGGCTTCAATTGCTTGCTGAAGTGCAGGGGAAATTAACTTTGAGTTCTCTGAATCACGGGTTTTATCACCGGGATCATACACTCCTCTCCACAGACGGTAATATTCTTCCCATTTTTCCTGATAATTAGTGTCCCGGTGGGTTCTCCACTGTTCTACACGGTCCATTACCCATGTTGCTAGGGCATTATAGGTAGTAAAATCAGTATCCTGCGTAGGCATCTAGTGGCTCCCAGTCATCTATTTCAATGTCATTAATGAAATCTGCAGTGGATACCTGATCAATGTAGGCCAGTGCATCCAAGAGATCGTCATGTGAACGGCTATTTGGAAAATCCATCATTTGATTAATAAAGTCGCGATTCCAAAAGCCATAATTAAACTGTATTTTACCATGTTCCAGTCTTCCTTGTAAGGCCC